CGGCCAACCCCGCGCTGGGGGTGTTCCGCTCTCTGACCGATTTGAAGCGGAACATCGCCAAGGCCAAGGCACAGCCGTCGCGGGAGAACGGCGTGCGCAACCTGATTCTCAACCAGCGCGTGGATGCGGTGGCGCCGTTCGTATCGCGCCTGATCTGGACCGCCAACGGCCAGGCGCCGACCCACCGCGAGAAGCCCCCGGTGTACGGCGGGCTCGATTTGTCAAGCGTGAGCGATTTGACGGCCGCCGTGTTGGTGGACGCGGAGGATGGCAGCGTTTATCCGTACTTTTGGCTGCCAGAACACGACCTCGAGGAGCGGTCGAAGCGCGATAAAGTGCCCTACGACGTGTGGCACAAGCAAGGATTCTTGGCGACAACGCCCGGAAAAGCGATACAATACCGTTACGTGGCGATGGAACTGCGCAAGATTTTCGATAAATTCGACGTCAAATTGTTCGGTTTCGACCGGTATTTGATGGCGTTTTTGAAGGAATGGCTGCAGCAAATCGATCCAAAAACGCAGAAGCCGCTGTTCTCGGTGGAGGAAATGGACCGCTTTGTCGAGTTCGGCCAGGGCACTGCGAGCATGACGCCGGCGCTGCGCGACCTGGAGGTGAAACTGATCGAGGGCCAACTGCGTCACGGCAACAACCCGCCGCTCACCACCTGCGCCAACAATTGCCGCGTGGTCGGCGACAGCGGCGCGCGGAAGTTCGACAAAAAGACCGCACGCGGCCGAATTGATGGTATGGTAGCGTTGGCTATGGCTGTCGGCGTGATGCCACAGAAAGTAGAAGACGACGGAAAACGGACCTGGGATGATTATCTTGCGGACATGGCGGTGACATGAGCGACAAAGGCAAGCCGAAAGGGCTATCGCTCAAGGCGATTTACTTCTCCATACGCGACGCGATCGCGTATCGGCAGATCGACCGCGACCCCGGCAACCGCGATGTGGTCAACGGCAGCTGGTCCCGCTCCGACACCACCCCTCGAATCGACCGCGCACTGCAGCTTTCCACCGTCTGGGCCTGCGTCAAGCTCAAGGCCAACGCCGTTTCCACCCTTCCCCTGTTCCTGTACGAGCGCACGGTGGTCAACGGCCGCGACGAGCGCCGTGTGGCGCGCGAGCACCCCCTTTACCGACTGCTGCATGATTCGCCCAACGCGGACATGACCGCCCGCGAGTTCTGGAACTCCATCGAGGTGCGCCTCGACACCTGGGGCAACGCGTTCGTACTGAAGTCGTTCAGCGGCACGCGCCTGGTGGCGCTGGACCCGCTCGACCCCGCTTTGATGACCGTTCGGCGCACCACGGCCGGCGATTTGAGCTACATTTACGCCGATCCGAAGGGCCGCAAGGAGTACACCGAGCGCGAGATCTGGCACATCAAGGGCTTCACCGAGGACGGCATGACGGGCCTCTCGCCCATCGGTATCGGCGCGCGCTCCATGGCCCGCGCCAGCAACGCCGAAAGCGCGTCCTCGAATGTGTTTGGGGGCAACATGCGGCCCACGGGCGTGGTGTCGGTGAAGGAAGTTTTGACCCCGGATCAGCGCAAAGGCCTGCAATCGGCGCTTATCGATGGGGTTTTCGGTAACACCGAGCTGGGGCGCCAGTATTTGATGGAAGGCGGCGCCACCTACCAGCAGCTCACCATTAACCCGGTGGACGCCCAGCTGATCGAGCAGGTGAACGCCAGTGTGGAGGATCTATGCCGCTGGTTCGGCGTGCCGCCGGCGATGATCGGCCACGGTACGGCGGTGTCGAACTGGGGAACCGGCCGCCAGCAGCAGAACCTGGGCTTTTTGCAGTACGTGATCGACCCGGACCTGGTGAGCATCGAGCAGAGCATTGCCAAGAACCTGCTGACGCCGGCGGAGCGCGCCAAGTACTTTGCCGAATTCAGCCGCGAGGGCTTCTTCCGCATGGATAGCAGCGGCCGTGCGGCGTACTACGACAAGATGATCAAGGCGGCGGTGTACACCCCGAACTTCTGCCGGTCGCTCGAAAACCTGGAACCGCTGCCTGGCGGGGACAATTTGTACATGCAAAGCAACATGATTCCGCTTGACATGGTAGGAAAAGTCACGAGCACAACGCAAAACCCTGATACAATCGCGCAAGAACCCAAGGACCCCGCATGAATTACTTGACCAAATCGATCGACCTGGACGTGAAAGGCCTGACCGACACCGGCCAGTTTTCCGGCTATGGGTCGGTTTTCGGCAACGTAGACAAAGGCGGCGATGTCGTCGAGTACGGCGCCTTCGGCAAGAGCCTGGAACTATGGGCCAGGTCGGAGCGACAGGTGCCGATGCTTTGGCAGCACGATACGCGCGAACCGATCGGCAGCCACCCTAACCTGTCCGAGGACAAGAAGGGTTTGCTCACGACTGGCGCCGACCTGTGGGTGGAAGATGCCCCGTACGCGCGGATCGCCCTCAAAGGCATGCGCACCAAGACCATTACCGGCATGTCGATCGGCTACCGCATCAAGCGCGACAGCTACGACAAGAAAACCGGCGTGACCACGCTCCACGAGCTTGACCTGGTCGAGATCAGCGTGGTGACGAACCCGATGAACGACGCCGCGCGGATGACGGACGTCAAGAGCATGATCGAAGCGGGAACGCTGCCGACCGTGCGCGAATTCGAGGATTTCCTGCGGGATGCAGGCGGATTCTCCAAATCACAGGCCGCCGCGATCGCCGTGCACGGCCTGTCGAAGTTGCTCCGGGGTGAGCCCGGCGACATCAAAGGCGAAGAAGTAAAGAACGCGCTGGACTTCCTGCGCGAATTCAAACTCACCCCATAGGAAATTACCATGTCCGATATGTCCGAACTGATTACCGAAATGAAGCGCATCAAGGATGATGTGCACACCTCCACCGACAAGGTGCGCGAGAAGGCCGACGAAGCCGTCACCCTGGCCAAAGAAGGCAAGGCGCTGACCGAGAAGCAGAAGTCGGTCGTCGACGATCTGATGGTCAAGCAGGGCGAAGCTCTGGCGCGCCTGGACGACTTCGAGCAGAAGCTGGCCCGCCGTGGTGCCGATGAAAAATCGCAGATCCTGACCCCCGGCCAGCAGTTCACCGAAGGCGCCGCATTCAAGTCGTTCGTTGAAAAGGGTGAAAAGCTGCAGCGCGGCCAATCGATCCGTGGCCAGGTGAAAGCGATTACCAGCCTGGCCGCCTCCGGCGGCCTGCTGGTGGCGCCTGACCGTCAACCTGGTGTGATCCCGATCCCGCAGCGCCCCGCCACCGTGCGCGACCTGCTGGCCCCCGGCCGCACCAACTCGAACCTGATCCAGTACTTCCGCGAACTGGTGTTCACCAACTCCACCGCACCGGTGGCCGAGGGCACCCGCAAGCCTGAATCGAATCTGACCTTCGAGCAACGCCAGGCTGTCGTGATCAAGCTGGCGCACTTCATCAAGGCCACGACCGAGATCCTGGACGACGTGCCGGCCATGCAGTCGATGATCGAAGAACGTCTGCTGTACGGCCTGCGCTTCGTCGAAGACGTGCAGCTGCTGATGGGCTCGGGCACCGGCAACAACCTGGCCGGTATCTACACGACCGCCTCGGCCTACGTGGCGCCGTTCACCGTCGCCGGCGAGACCGCCATCGACCGCCTCCGCCTGGCCTTCCTGCAGGGCGAACTGGCACTGCTGCCGGCTGACGCCGCCGTGCTGCACCCGACCGACTGGGCGAAGATCGAACTGCTGAAAGATACCCAGGGCCGCTATCTGATCGGCAATCCGCAGGGTTCGCTGGCGCCGTCGCTGTGGGGCCGTCGTATCGTCACCACCCTGGCGATGACCGCTGGTAACTTCCTGGCCGGTAACTTCCGCCAGTCGGCCCAGATCTTCGACCGCGAGACGGCCGATATCGTGGTTTCGACGGAAAACGAAGACGACTTCGTCAACAACCGCGTGACCATCCTGGCCGAGGAACGCTTGGCCCTGGCCGACTACCGCCCAGAAGCTCGTATTCGCGGGGCATTCCCAACCGCGTAATAAAAGCAAAAAGCCCACCGACTGCGAATCGGTGGGCTTTTCTAATCACTACTGAATCTGGAGTTCGGCAATGACTGAAACGAATATTAGCACGAAGAAGTGCGCAAAATGCAAATCTGTTTTGCCTCTGGCGAGTTTTAACAAGAATAAATCAAAATCTGATGGCCTCGGCACTGAATGTAGGCCTTGTGCTAACGCGCATAGCAAGAAGTACCATTCCGAAAATCTAGAAGCGCATAAAGCTCGAGGAAAAGCATATCGTGAAGCCGATCCAGTGCGTAAGTATGAGATGGATAAACGCTGGCGGCAGGCTAACCAAGATAGGGTTAACGCCAAGAATCAAGCTTTCCGGGACGCAAACCCAGAACGCAATAGAATGTACCAAAAGAAAAACTGGTATAAGTATCACGAAAAGAATTTAGAACGCAAGAGAGTTTATCGTAAGGCGACACCTGAACTGCAATTAGTTTATGTTCGCAACAGGCAAACACGGCAAAAGAAAGCCATGCCGAAGTGGGCTGATATAGAAGTAATAAAAGTGATATACGCTGAATCCGCGCGGCTCACGAAAGAAACAGGAATCAAGCACCACGTAGACCATTACTTTCCGCTGAAAAGCGATGTAGTATGTGGGCTACACAATGAATTTAATCTCAGAATAGTACCGGCAACGGTGAATCTATCAAAGGGCAACAGCTTTCCGGAGGATTTACAATGAAAATTACCGCGCTAGACAGCTTCGCCCACGGGGCGAATGTTTATGTTAAGGGGGACGATGTGCCCGTCAGCCGAGATACGGCGGAGGAACTCCGTAAAGCGAAGCTGGTCTCGATCGAAGACGTCGCCCCGCAGACCGGTGTGACCGACAGCCAGCCGGCCGAGGATGACCTCGAAGACCTGGTGGGCGGCAAAGCCGAACCGGCGCCAAAGAACAAAATGCAACCAGCCCCAGCCAACAAGGGTAAAAAATAAAATGACCATTCGCCTGACATCAACCTACCAAGGCAACCCGCCCAACACCATTCTGACGCTGGCGCCGGCTGTCGAGGCGGCGTTGATCGCGGGCCAGAATGCCACGACGGACCTGTCCGGCGGCGTACCGCCGGCGTATGTCGCCCCGGCCCCAGCTATCGTCACCCCTAAGCTGGCCGTCGGCGTGGACGGCGTGCCTATCGGCCTGGTGGACAGCAACGGCACGATTATCTCGGCCTTTGCTGGCATCGCCGCCCCCGGCGCGCCCAGCGCCCCAGTATTGACGGCCATTGCAGGTGGCGTAATGGCGGCGTTCAACGCGCCGGGCAGCGCAGGCGGCACGGTGATCACCGGCTATGAGGTGACGCTTTCCAACGGCCGCAAGCAGATCGGTACGGCCTCGCCGATCCCTGTCAATTCGCCAGCGGGCCAGGCGGTGACAGCAACCGTGAAGGCCATTAACGGCTACGCCGCCGGCGCCGCCTCTGCTGCGTCGAACAGCGTTACCCCAACTGGCGTGGCTGTGCCCACCGCACCGGCCATCCTGACTCCCGGCTCGATTAACGGTACGCCGACCCAAGGTG